GTGACATTTTTCAATGTTGTGGCCAATTTCAATTGTGCGGCTTCATCCTCAATGGCTGATTTCACGCCATCAATGAGCAATTTTCCAGCATAAGCTGCGGCAGCTACTCCAGCGGCAGCAAACGCCAATGCGGCTTTTTTGCCAAAATCACCAACCCGATCAGAAAATGAATCAACCTCGGTTGTTGCACCTTTGACACCTTTTTTCAATGAATCCAGATCGGCATCAAAGCTCACCGTTACTTTTGGAATTTTTGCCATTAATCTAATCCATTCGCTCTGATAAGTGTTTGAACCATTGCAATATATTCTTTGGCAACAGTAGGCGTGTAATAATCAACAGCCGGTGTGATCCAATATCCGCTTGGATTTGCACCCACTTTGAATCTTTTTGTGTATTTGCGGCCACGCCTATCAAAACCCGGATGTGAGCCATATTCTGAACCCCACATCAATGATCCGGCTGATGCGGCTTGTTGATTTGTGCGTTTTCCGCTTTTTGATTGTTTGCCGCCATATTTGCGCCCAACCTTTTTTGGGCCACCAATATCAACGCGGATTAAACGATCCCGTGGAGTGGTAATTGATTGAACAACCAAACGGGCTTGTGGTGTTGGTGCTGCCAAACCAAATTGCATCAGCTGGCCAGCCAACCTTTTTGACATTGTTTGAGCTGAATCTCTGACTTGATTTTGCACATCTTTTGGCAATGCAGACAAAAGCGAAAACAGGTTTTTCAATTCTAAAGGCTCAACGGTGAAAGCGAATGTGCCAGTGTCGCGTGTTGATTTAGCCGCCATTCCTACTCCTTAGAATCTCAATCGCTGTTAAAACATCCTCATGTGTTTCAAACTCCGATCTTGGCAAACCTGTGGCAATTGCTAACTCCCAAAGAATCCGGTTTATTGATCCGGATTCATAGCTTTTGGGTTTGCGCTTTCCCCCATGTCAATATCGGTCACTCCTTCACACCACACATCAAAAGGCTTGACCGCTTTACCGGCTGACTCGCGTTTCATTGCGTGATATGCCAAAAACATCAAATCGGCAATGCCCAATTTATCGGCCACTTGCTGGATGGTGTTTCCGGTTTTCTGTTCCCATTTCATCCACTCCGGTGGGAGAGCTACATAAGTCTCTCTCTCACCCGATGTGAATTCAATTGTGATTGGTAGTTTCATGCTCCCGATCTCCTTTGTTAGCTAATTGTCAAAACAGGCGTTGTCACACAAGTGAAAGCAAGTGAAACAGTTTGGGCATCCGGTGCTGTGCCTCCAGCTGATGGAAAAATTGGCTGCACATCAAAAGCAAATGATGCGCCTGTATCTGCTACCAATACAACAGGCAATGCTGTGTTTGGAGCTGATGCGGCCGCTGTCCATAACGCTTCGCAAAGTGATCCAGCCGCTCCCCAATCTGCAAGCATTTCAACCGCAAACGATCCTTGCGAATCGGTGGTAAAAAATGCTTTGCCATCGAGTGTCTGATATGTGTTGATCGTTGAATCAACTGTCAATGTTGCTGATGTTGCTTGGGCATCGAAATTGTCACTGTCAATTGTGAAAGTGATATCTCTGCCAGTGATGATAGTCGTTGCCATGATTTCTCCTTAGTTTGTGTAATAAGTGCTTACTTGTAAATCGGCCGTAAGATACTTACCGGCACCGACTTCCAATGATTGGGGTGAGCTTACATCTCCAACGACATAACCTCCGGGCATTGTGCTGATGATGCTAATCATTAATTGTTCTAAATTGTCCAAAGCTGCCGCATTATTGGAATAACCAACAACACCGGTCACATTAAAATTAATTCTTACTTTTGTTGTTGATCCATTAATCAAAACGCTTTCAAGATATGGCGAACCCGGTGCCAAACAAATTGATGGGCTTGTCATCGTTTCTGGGATGCCGTTATAGACATTGGCCGCAATGGATGAGAGTGCTGTTGCCAGTGGTGTGCGGATCGCTGATTCAATGGTCATTGGCACATTGTTTCCACGTCAAGAAACGGGCCTAATAACCCAATTACTCTGTTGCTGAGGCTGCGGCCTAAAACGAATGGTGACGGTGTAAAACTGTCTGACATGATCTGATTGCCCGGAGCTGTGATGCTTTGAAATATCTCAACGGCAACAACCAAAATGGCGTTCTCAATTGGTGGTGTATTTGCATACAGTGATGCGGCCGATCCACCGCTCAGCGTTGCTGTTGCGTTTGGAATAAATGGCAATGGGTAATCTCGATCGGCTGCCGCTGTTGCCGCTGTCCATGTGTATGGCTCAATCCGATCATCGGTGACTGTGTAAGTTCCGTTGTAAGTACCGGCCCCGGTAACGATAACGGATTGCCCCGGCACAAAATAGTTTGGCCGGATTGTGTTGAAATAAATGACGGAATCACTCACATTGGCAAAAGTCACCGATGATTGGTATTGAGTAAGTAACGGCAAAATCGTTTGCTCAGCTGAATCAATAAATGAATCAAGCTGTGCATCAGAATACAAAGAAACCGAGACACCCAAAATTTGTCTAAGCTGTGAAGCTGTAACTATTGCGGGCATCTCGGTTCCTTTCGTGTCAGTAGCGTTCGGGAGCGACCGCCACCGATAATTGATTATTTATGCGAGGTTGTTCCATGTTGCGCCATTTGCAACCTTTGTTGCAAGTGCGCCATAGCCGTAATACAGAATGTCGATGGTGCCATCTGAATTGACGTTCGTGCGTAGCGTAAAGCGTGGAGATTCATACCATGTGTATGAATCCGGATTGATGACAACCATTGATAGATCGCCTTCGGCTGTTGTTGATCCAGCATCACCAATTGAACGTGAAACATACAGATTGAGGCCCGGTGAAACTACACCGCGCAAGCTGCCGTTTCCAACTGATCCAGCCGCATTGGATGGCTGAGCTGCGTTGTATAGAGGTGCGCCATTGTCGTTGTAACCCATGATGTTTCCCCATTGTGTTGGTGAAACTACAAGTGAGCGAGCAAATCCAAGGCTTGCACCATAGACATTTGCAACGGCCTTTGATGTGTATCCAAGGAATCCGGTTGCTGAGTTTGCAGCTTGTGCTGTTGTGTTTGCTGCGTTTTGGATTGCAGCTGTTACATATTGATCAGTTTCTTTTGCATAAGCAAATTCAAGATTCTGGAGCAAAGCTGTTAGGTACTCCGGCCGGCTGCGGTCGATCAATTCGACTGTAGAAATTGCGCGGCCTTTGAATGGCTTGACGGATACTGATAAAAATGTTGCAGATAGTGATGATTCTGTTACAGGATCGCCTTCATCAACCTGATCAACGCTAGGCACGGCAGAAATTTTTGGAATTTCGAAAGTCATGCCTTCGCTAACCAAAGCTTCGCGGCTGATGCCGTCAATCATTCCACGATCAGCATTTGCAAGCGCATTGATCACGTTTGTGCTCTGTGGTGTTGGGATCATTCCCGGTGCTGTTGATGTTGTGTTATCAGCAGCCTTTACATACTGACGTGAATCCTCATCATGCAAAATGCTTGCCTTGAGGTAGTGCTCAAGATAAGAAACCTTATCAACGATTGGTGAGCGTGGTGCTGTGTAATATGCCGGGCGTGATGCCTGAACAGGTGCGACTTCTGGAGCTGCTACCGGTTCAACGGCAGGAGCGGTATTTTCGGTAGTGTTTTCCACTTTGTCTCCTTCATTTGGGTTTGTTGTATCTGTAACTGTTTCAGTTTCAGAATCTTGTTTTGCGGCTACCTCTGAGACTCTGGCTGATCGAACAGCCGGCTCTGTAACCAATGCAACAGCTGTTAATTCTCCATTGAGAACTTTCATGGTGCCATCTTTTTGCATTTCATAATTATCAACGGCCAATTCAATTGAGAATCCGTCTCTCAATCCAGTCATTGCCTCTTCCAAAGCATCTGAACCAGCTGTCGTATTTGCAATCTTAAATGTTGCTGTCATTTCATTGTCATTGACTGACATGGCCACGCTGCGCCCAATTCTGCGCGTATTGTCATGCTCAAGATTTAAAAAAACATCTTGTGGCTTAATTGATCCGCGAGCAAAAACGACTTTGCCGGTTGATGCATTTGCAAATTCATTGAAAGCAACAATGCGGCCTGTGATTGTGCGTGCAGCTGAATCTGCTGCCGTGATTTGCATTGGTGTTGTTAGCTTCATGAGATCATATCCTCCATCTGTCTGATTTCCTCGGTGGTAATTGCACCGATTTCAAATAAAATCTTGTAAATCTCAGCACGCTCTTTTTCTGATCCGCGCAAATATGCTTTGAGATCAAATTCCACGCGCTGTGTTGATGGCGTAAAATCTGGCATCGATAAACGGCTGGAAATGCTGTTCATCAGCGGCAAAAGTGAAAAATCCAACAAAGTTTGACGTGCCGTGCTCGCGTTTGCATATGTCATGGAGGAGCCTGTTGGCGCGTCAATAAAGTAAGCCGGTATCCCCACGGCTCTTGCTAATTCGGTCGCAATGATTTCGCGTGCAGCATTGAGACCAATTTGCTCCGGTGTAAAACCAACAGTGGTCAATTCAACATCAGCATTGAGAAACGCTGTGCCTCGATTTCTACGCGCTGCGCCCCATGCATCTAACAGCTTAGCGATGCGGTCGGCTGGCAACGCTGTTCCATTAGATTTCAAAACCATTGATGGCACGGGTTCGCGCGCGTACATTGCAGCTGCTCTTTCAAGCTCTGCACCGGCTCTAATTGTGCGACCGGCTCTATTTAATAAACCTTCATCGTTACCATAAAACACAACAAGTGATCCAACACCGGTGTTTGGTACTTGTGATCCATCGACTGTGTAATGCTCAATTTGTGTGCCAGTTTGATTTAAAAAAGTGCCAACGCGATTAGGAGCAACGCGCCACATTTCCCGGACTCTGCCGGTATCTGCAAACAATGACATGACTTGAAAATATGAAAATCCCGTGAAAAGTAAATCCTCACACGCCCAAACCCATGATGCTGCACCGGGTACGCGCTTATCCGGATCAGAAATCACAACAGGTTGGTCAATTGTTTGGCCGGTTGCTTTGTCGCGTGTGATCATGGGGATGGTGGCGATTGAATTGCAGATCATGTTTCTAGCGCGTGCGATTGCTGGCACGCTCATCGCTTCCTCGCGGCTGGCAATGTAATCAGCTGCGCCAAATGGAAAGAAAGCATCAAGCGTTGGTGCTGGCCCAATTTGTGCAGCTACATCAGCCCCACGCATAGGCGCAACAGCTTCAATGGTGCGCTTACGATCAAATAATCCCATGCGCTAATTTTGTCAAAATGTCAAGGATCAACCCACCAAAATATCAATTTCTGTTTCTGGGCGTGTCGCAAAGTGTGTAACCAATGCCCCTGCTACAGCTGCACACACGGCCGATTGACTTGCACGCCTCCCAATAACCCAACCGCCATCACCGCGCCTCAATTGAACAGCTGAAAGCATTTGCTCGGTGAGCGCAGCTTGATTGCGATGTTTGAGCCGCTTTGAATTGATGGCACCTAGTAATTCATCGCACGCTTGTGGATAATCGCTATCCATGTCATGGATCGGGATACCGGCCGGCTGCATACGCGCGGCCACGGCCCCACTTGTGCGCCTTGAGTAAAGCAAGTATTCGATGGGATATTTTCGACAATAGGCAGCGGCATCATTTGCAATTGCTCGGTCATCTAGCTGGATATTGTTTTCCCAAGTGTGCAAAAGCTTGACAATAAATGATTCTGATCCAAGCTTCTGAGCCGCGACAAGTGCCGCGTGCTTTCTGTCTGGTGAAATATCGATTGCCATCCATGTGAGTTTATCCTCATCCAGATCAATGGTTTCATCTCCACACTCTTGCCACTCTTTGGCTCCAATAACGCTGGAGATTGTCTGCACCCATCTGTTCAATACCTCGGTCATCACGACATCCGGTGGATCATTGAAAACGGCCCGGATATTATCGGGATGGATCGTTATGTTTAAACCGGGATTGGCAAAAGCTGCATTTTCCAATGTGATCTCATCGGTTGGAGCCGACCACTCAAAATAACCCACATCATCGCTGGCCCCACTAGCTGCGGCCATGCCGCGCTCGCGCAATTGGTTGAGCACCATTGAATGGGAATCACCGGCCGAGCTGAAACAATTGACTTGTGGATTTTTGGCAGCCATCAAGGTGTATCGCATGGCTGCAAATGTCTCCATGTCGTGCAATTCTCTGATTTCATCCATGTGGATGGTTTCCGGTTTGCTCAATCCGCGAGCTGCCGAACCTCCGGCTTTGATGATGAACCTGCATTTATCATTTGTTTCTATTTCCTCGGCCCCATGCTGCCAGCGGATGCGCTTCACACGCTTTGCAAGATCATCATGGCTTTCAATGGTATGAACAATCGAGCGAAATTGCTCCAGCGATGTAACAAGCCGGTGAGCTGTGGAGACTTGCAACGATTCTTGCCAGTGAAATAAGCCCATCATGATCCGGGCCATCATGTATGTAGATTTCCCATTTTGCCGGGCAACCGATGCAACAGTTACCGGATGGTAATAGCGGCCATCGGGTTTGATTTTCAAACTGTGTTCAGCCAGCCATTTTTGCCATGGCATAAAGCCGCCCGGGATAATCTGATCCGCAAAATCAATCAATTCAAAGCCACGGCTAGGCAAATCATTGGTTGGAGTGTGGATACGTGGAGCTGTTACCGGTTCAAAAACCGATGTGAGCCGATCTGAGACACTTTCAGCCGATGGTGCATCAATTATGACTTGATCATCACTATTCATGACTTATCGAATCGTTTT